CATACAATGTCAATACTGGATGAGAGCGCATTCCCTGGCCAAGCCAGGGAAGGTGTCTCTTTATTACAGCAAGTGAATTGGGAAGAGTATTATCAAGCAACCCAAACCCAGGCGAATACAATCAATATTGGCTTCATGGTAAAACCAGAAATCAAAGCACTGGTACATAAAGTCTTTTCACCACTCAACTTTGAGTTCGCCCCAGGTAACAGATGTACAGACCATCCAATACCAGCTATTGGTCTGGCAATAGGGAAGCATATGCTCGACTCATTCATGACTCCGGAAACTTTGTGCATAGGACAATCCTTTCGAAATATAAACGACAACAGCGTTCATAATGTCTCAGCGAGAGATTTTGTCAGAGCAGTTAAAGCTTCAAAACACACAAACAAAGCACTTTTGCATGCAGTTGGGAAGGCCAACACGATGGGAGTTGAGAATGTCACAGCTAGATACACACATGCAGTCATGAACAATGTGTATGACATCGAATTCGATGATTTGCCAAATATCATGGAAAAAACAGGTCTAACAACAATACATGCAGTTATGATCCTACCAAATTCCGTGGCTTTTGGACATGATTCGTATGACTCAGAACTAGGCTATGGTATAGCAATTGATGACGACAAAGCAACCATGTACTTCAAAGAGGACCGTAGTTGGGCATATACACACAGATTAGACAATTGGAGAAAGTGGGTGACCAACAATGTTTCAGTTGGAGAACATAGCAATGTCTTCATAGAGAGAACTAATAGATTCGGACCAATGCACCTACTCACAATAACGCGTACACCAATGGGTGAGACCGTGACAGGAGTTAAACCCAACCCATACATAGACATGGTAGAAGTCATTGATTTTTGCGGATCAGCAGACCACTTCGCAAAATTGATAAACTCATACTACACATCCTTCACAAAATTCCCACTGTCGGCGTTCCATTACAACAAGTTTAGGAAAAAGTTAGCAGAAATAAAAGCAGCATCCAAAAGAGTTTACATACCACGCAGGATTTATGATAAACTTGTACAATTTGTCTTCAATAGAGATGATAACATGATGAATAGGAACGCAGCTAGTGTTTACTTACAAGGCCAAATACAGACAATTACAGTGAGTTCACATACATTGCAGCACGGCTATGAACTCTCACCCCAAGACTTCGCGATAGTCTCAAAGAATGCGTTTCTGGAAGCAGCAGTACTGAGGTATAATGCCACCAAGCAGATCGCATATTTCATGAACATCTTTTCAGATGACAGAAATGTCAAAGCATCATTCTTCCAGAAAGTCTTCAACACCATAGATATAGCGTTCATGTCACCTTTTGATAGAGCAGAAGATGTGCCAATGCGCAATGTGTACAACGCAGTTAACACAGCGCCTAATAGCATAATTGCACTTATGTTCTGTCTGACGTGTGACAGAGTCAAACCAGAAATGATGACAGAAGAAGGACCAGAACATTTCTATAGAGAGGTGGAAACTATGGTGCACAAGATGGTTGATTATGATCCACCCAGCGATGGATGTTGTGTCAACAGTTGCATGGAGAAGATACTCATGGACACGCAGGTTTTTGCTAAAGGAATTACTGTAGGGCAGTTTGCGACCCAACTCAAGAATACAGGCACCGAAGAAGCATACAATTGCATCAAGATTGCGGGAGGACATGCAACAATAAATGTTGAAGGCAATTTTGTATGCGAACACTCACATTTCAGGAATCCAGTTGTAGCAGAACCTAAACCACTTCTATTGACATTTGATGAGAAGAGGTATCCGTTGAGCAATCCAAAAGAAATCTACAGACAGATGTCATATTGCTCAAATTATTTCTTCACGGACGATGAGCAATTTGTACATTGGATAGCAAGAAGGAATGTTGATGTAGAGGACACATCAGGAATTAAAGGGATCATTGCCAAAATCTTGGGTAGACCATTCCTTGAGAACAGAAGAATCCAAAGCAAAGTGGTGGCAACAGTCAGCAAAAGTACCACAGCGTCCATGATGAATGATCTATTGCAGATAGGTGATGTGGATGCGATTAGCAATATCTTCTGTGATGAGTGCTACTATGGCCTACCAAAGGCAGTGTACTTCTACAATTTCGATAGAGTGGCAATACAATTCAGACCTAGGATGTACAAATACATTTATGAGGACATGGCGGAAGATTCAACGCTAGTAGTGCCACTCTTCTCGACAATGTTGAGGTACCCAACAAACTATCTCAAGGAATTCATCGACACAATAGTTCAGGACAAACCACAATTCTATCACGTGACCAGTGAGGGTTGTCTGGTGGTCAAGAAAGCGACAGTGTTCGGAATGTCTCCGAATGTACCGAAATACAAACACAAAGGAACCATACCACCAGTAATCCAGAAATTACCTTATAAGAAGTTAGGCAGGACTGAATCTTCAGCAGAGATCGATTTTGGTTTGAAATTCGAAGAAACGGAAAGTGAACAGCAGCCAACTTTGCCAACTATAATTGAAGAGGAAGAACCAGAAGAAAGAGAAGATCATGATAGTGGGGAAGGCCAACAACAGCACACAAGCATGCATGAGCATGAAGAAGAGCAGGTTAATGCAGATGATGAAGAAGCAGAAAATCAGAATCTACAAAATGAGGTGGTAGAAATAGACAACGTCTACAACCTTCCAAGTGTAGGTAATGATCCTAACATGCTCAGGGTCAAATGCGAAACATGTGAAGCGGATGGTGTGCCATTGCCAAAATGTGGACATGTCTTCTGTGTACAGCATACAGATTACAAGAGTTGCAGAAATTGTGCAGAAACACACTACGAGAAGTTGAGTGCTCTGAGAGGCATACCGGATTCAAAATTTTTCATGGATGGCAGAACGCTCAAAGTTAGCGAACATTATGACAGCTCGGCGGATAAGCTCAGAGTGATACTTTATGCAGCAAGCGCAGTGGAAGACATTGCAAATATCATCAAGGAAGTGCGTGAAGGAAGGAGATATACAGGTGATTATGAAGAACAGATCAAAGCGGCAGCAGAGATGTGGAAGGGACCTATCGAGGCAAGCACTTATCACGGTGTAGCAAGATGCATCTATGAGAACGAGATTTTCGGTGAGCTTGATGATGTAGAACCACTTGATTTCCAGATAGTTGAAGTTGCAACGGATCCAGCTAGAGTTAAAACCATGGTAGCAAATTTTATAAACACACTTAGGACCAAGGATGAGAAATATAAAGACATACATGATTTGGCCATTAAGAATGCAAAGAAAATTGATAGATTTGAACATGAAGCAACAGTCAAGTTAGGTTTAGGTATAGCAGGTTGTGGGAAGACCACAGATGTGCTCAGAGAGTATGGGGATAAACAAGGAGTTGTGGTGGTTGTGCCATATGCAAAGTTAAAGCAATCATATTCAGATAAAGGCATGATAGCATACACAATCGCCAAATTTCTTAGCAGGGGGAATTGGGCAGAAACAATCATACTGGATGAAGCTTTTGCCATGCACCCAGGCTTCCTGTACTTAGCAATGGAAATGGCGAAAGAAGTGGTTCTTGTTGGTGATGATAAGCAATTGGATTACAATGATGGAACACAAAGCATAAGAGTGCAGAAGAGTATGCGTGATATACTCAAGTATGACCCAAATCGAAGGAAGAGAACCAGCTACTCAATGCCAAATGATATCATAGAATGGGTTAGACCCATTTACAACATGCAGATAACAACAGTCAATCATGTTGATAGATCAGTCAACATCATGCATGACGTTGCACCAAGAGGAAGTATGGTATTCACTGAATTTGATGAGAGAGCAGTGGGCGGCATAACTGTGGCAAAGTCTCAAGGTTTGAGATATGATGAGGTGAATCTTTATTACTCTCCAAGATCTAAAGCAATCATGCAAGTGCACGGCCAGAAGTTGGTAGCGGTTAGCAGGCATACTAGAAGGCTGAACCTCTTTGTTCCAACTATGCTGTTGGCAAATGTCATGGGGTACCCACGCCAGAAGGAAAGCAAGAGGGGCAAGATTACAGCATTTTTCGGTGAAAGTTATAAATTTAGTAATTTTAATAGATGTGTTTTTGATTTTGAAAATATAACTTACACTTCATCTGAACAGGCATACATGGCTGAAAAAGCAAGGTTTTTCGCAGACGAGACAACACTCAACTTCATCATGAGGACCAATGATCCAAGGGAAATCAAACGTTTAGGTAGAAATGTCAGAAACTTTGACCAACAGAAATGGGATGGGGTTAAAGAAGATGTTATGTACAGGATACTGCAGAGGAAGTTTGAACTTCAAAGTTACAGGAAAGCGTTACTGGATACGGGTGATGATAACCTCGTCGAAGCATCACCGACCGATGGGTTTTGGGGAGCCAAAGCTAGTCTTATAGATGTGGAGAGCGGAGTGGCTTTTGAAGGGCTAAACAAGCTTGGTAATATCCTGTGCAGGATAAGAGAGGAGATAAAAGGAACAAGAATAGGAGCAAGGACAGATTACAACACCAATAAAGGATTCTATGGAAATCATACAGTTAGATTTGAGGTTGGCAATTTCGCCAATAACGTGAATGAAGGAGTAGTTAAAGCCCCAGAGAGCTTTTACACAAACCTTTCACTTTACGCAAAAGAACCCGTACCATATCAAGCTGTCCTCATACCAGAGAACCCTGATGACACTTTACGAGAAAAGGTGTACCCATACCTTGTCAACCAGACAACCTCAGTTACAGCAGTGGAAGAGGTCATACAAAAGATAGCTTATACAGATGCAGACAATTACACCTCTGACCGTGATATCTATCATAACCATTTGGGCAACATTAGAAATAACAAGGTGTTAAAACTCAAGCAGAAGCGTGGTGACCAGTTTTCAGAAACAGTTAGATCAGGTTTTGTTATGGGAGGTAAGCTTAGGGGTAGACCATGCTATAGTAAAAATCTAACACAAGAATTGCACTGTGCAGTTGAAAGATATATGAAAGAGAGCAAAGGTAGGGTCTATTCCGAGGCGAGAGCAAAAGCAGATAGATTGTATAAGGGGTTCTGCAGGCTGTTTGATATGAGCAAAGCAACTTGTATTGATGTAGAAGAACTTTCACTAGCGATAGGAGAGCAAGTGTCCAGAATACAAGCAAAAGGCATACAGCAAGATGAGGGCACTTTCGGTGATAGCCATTACAATACAGATCAGATTAAATTTCATTTGAAGCAACAGGTCAAGGCAGACCTCAACCAAGACAGCTATCTCAGAGGGAGTATGGATGATGAAGGAAGGTATGTACTGAAGGCAGGACAAGGTATTAGTGCCACACCTAAAACAATCAATCATATTGCAGCAGGATATATAAGAGCAATTGAAGGTAGGTTAAATCAGATAAAGAAACCATTTGTCCATTTTGGCTATGGACATACTAAAGAGCAGTTCAAAAGAGTTTTTGCTCACGGCAGGAGCGGCACTCATTCGGTGATGAGTGTTGACATCAAAGAACAGGATACGACCAAAGGATTGTGGACCCAACTATTTACAGACAGGATTTATGCAAAATTTGGCGTACCAATAGTTGTCAGGAAAGCACTCAAGAATATCGGGTCAGACTGGAAACTAGAAGCAAGAGATTTTAGTGTTATGGTTGAAGATTTCTTCCAGTCAGGACGACCAGACACATTGTTGGACAACACACTGATGACATTCGGATGTCTTGGAGATGCGTTCAAACTGAAAGAACCGAGGACGGTGGCAGCCCAAGGGGATGACGGATATATCAGTGCCAAGAAGATAACAATGAGTGATGACACTCTGGTACAATACAAGATCAACAGGAATAGTGTTGGCGACTTTGTCGGATATCTGATAGGGGATAATGAGGTATATCTGGACATACCGAGATTGGCAGTCAAACTCATGAATAGAGTGTATACAAATGCGAGTGAGTTGGAAGAATACAAAACCGCAGTTTCGGATTGGCTGGATTTCATTGACAACCCTGGACATGCGTATCGAACATCATTACATGTGGCCCATAAGTACGAGATCACAGTGGAAGATGCTGATACACTCCTTGCTTTTCTGTACAACTTCAGTAGAGGCGACATGGTCCCACCAAATTTCAGAACAGCCACTGTGGTACACACCACAATTACCCAAAAGAAGCTTTAATTTGAAAAGTTAGGTTATAAATAGAAATAAAGATAATTATGGATAAGAAACCACAAGATTCTAGCCAAGCAGTGTCTGTCGACGAGAAGTCCTCGACAGAATCCCAGAGAAGAGTTGCACCAGTAGCGGCACTAGCGAAAGATGTTCAGGTAAATAAAACTTATGGAGGTTCAAGGAAGATAGATGATGCGATTCATGGTGAAGGATTGGTGGCAGGAGGCACGTCCGCTTCTAGTGAGTATTATTTTCGATCACCTAAAACGGATATTTCGCTCACTAGTTCTGCGGGACCAGGAGATCCCATTTATACGCTTAACCTCGATGTGAATGTAGATCCACTAATCACAGATCTTTCTAAGAATTTTCAGAAGTATCGTTTTAAATCTATTAAGCTTGAGCTGGTTTGCAACTCACCTTTTGGTACAACAAGCGGATCTGTGGCCATTGGCCATGTACCAGATCCTTCAAATACGCTTCCATCTGATAAAACTAAAGCAATCACAATGGCAACCAGGCTGACAGGCAGCAGAGTAATAACACCACGTGACTCAGCAACGATTGAACCAGCTCTTTCAAAGGAATTTAAATGGTGTAAGAAGGGTGGCTACCCTAGAGCTGAATCTTTCGGTCAGCTATTTATAATTGTCAGACAAGCACCAGGTAAAGATTCTGTGGCTCAATGGAATTTGACTGTGAGTGGCACTGTTGAATTTATCGAGGCTACTGTAAATTCTGATACATCTACTACAAGCCAACCTTTTGATACGGCTGACTTGGATGTTGCAAATGCTCTCATCGAGACAATTGAAGGCGATCAGAATTATTTTGTAACTATACCAGTAAAATCACATTCAGTTACTGGACTCATGTCATTTGATTCAACTTCAGTTATGTATTTGACAGTGGAAGAAGGCGCAGCAAATCCGACCATGGCATCTGATCCAGTGGAGTACTATACTATAATGGTAGCTTCAGGAGATCTACTGCAAGACCCTAATGATCATTCATATTTCATGCTCATCCCAACAGTCATTAGGGACGTCACCCAGTTTAATCAACCAAAACTGAAGGATATGAGATCTAGCTTTTCTGGTGGTAGGATATATTATACAACTACCATTCCAGTGTCAACTTCAAGATTTTTCCCGGAAATAGATATAAATCAAGCTATCAGCAAAACTCCAGCCATGGTACAGACTAGACACAAGCTGTTTTATAGATTGTGATAAATATGTATTATTGTAAATATGTATATTTTAATTTTATTTGTTTTGCCAATTGTATATTCAGTTCAGCACGTTGAGTTAGTTGAATGGCAGTTTGATAAAATTTTATCATTATTGACTGGTAAATCTTCCTCATCTGAAATCCTAGATATTTTAAAATTTAATTTTAATCAACCTATTTCTAAAACTAAATTAAATGAACAAGCTTATCATGAGTATATGCACGAATTATCTATGTCTTTTAAGTATTTGGATTTTGAAGATTTCGGTTTAATAGGGCATTCAGATTGTGGAAGGTTACCATATGTTACTTTGAAGATGTATTCATTTATAGATAAGACTGGACCCAATGCAGTAGTAACTCAAGATAGACAGTTTGACATGCCATCAGCTATGATATTTAATGATATTTTTGCAAAACCATTTGGCGAAGATACCATGATGGAAATGCTTAAAGCTATTATCAATATTCAAACTTGGTTAGCAAATGATACTGGCACTTATTATTATTATCAAGATGCATTTCCTATTAATGTTCATGAATTGAATTATACAACGTTGTATGTTCGTTTTATTTGTTCAAATCAAAAATTGATGTATTCTAAACCAGTGTCATTGCAGAATGTTATTGATAGAGCAGTTGCTCACGTTTTTAGATTTATTGATCCATCAGAGCCATTTTGGGAGTTAACACCATTGTTGGAATGGTCAAGTATATATATGCGTAGGCAGATGGTGGATCAATATTCATGTGTTAAAAGCACACCAAATTTGAATGCATTATTACATAAAAGTACATGTTTGTTTTATGATGATAATGGTATACCATCAAATAAAAGTATTTATACTCCTAATATAACTATGTCAGTTTATGTCTTGCAAGGTGGTGAACCCAGAATATTTCAAGTAGCAATGCCAAGAGTTTGTCCGGTATTGCGTTCATCTTTTGAACAGTATAAGGATGAAATTATACTGCAATTTGATCCGCAAATTGCTTATGTTCATTCACCACAGATTTTGCAAGTTGATGGTAAGCCTTATTTTAAGAATATTGATAGTTCATCAGATTTTGTTGTTATTGGTGTTGTATTTCATCATGATAATATTATTTCTATACCTTGGTTCACGTCATTTGCGTCAGAGTGTGAAGGCTTTGATCCATATCCAGGTAAATCACAAGATTGTGCAACGGTCTTTAAAGATATTATATTATCATGTAAAGGTCACAATATTCAAGCATCAATGTATGATAGGCCAACTTTGGATATGTATAATCATAGGACTTCATTAAATCGTAAAGCTTATTCACCAGTATATATCGGCGCTTTGGGCGTTGATTTTTATGTTTCACCGGATACAGATAAAGATGCTTATTCTACATCTATATTTTCAGTGGTGGGTGCATCATTTACAGGGACGTATACACTACCTGAAACTTTTCAACTTCAGCCAGCAGGCAATATATTTGGTACGGTATTGAAGAATATTGTACCTAGAGATATTTATGATACCTTTGAAGATATAATGGATATATATGATAAAATTAAAGAAACTTTTGATAGTATTATGGAGTCTATTGAATCAGGTATGGCTATATTTGAATTAGCATTAGAAATTTTAGGTATGTTCCTTTAGGTTAATAAATATAAATAAAGACAATTCAAGATGTTGTTCAAGATTTTGCGCGTTTATTCACTGCCTGACTTTGAAACTGTTCAGGTCAGATTTAAGTTCCGTAAAGGGGTAGAGGTATATGTTATCGATGAATCTATGGCATATACAACTACAGAACCTAAAATGAGAGTACGTATGAATGTTGATATACCATTGTATTCACAGGAGTTGAGTTCAGGCGATATTGTGCACACTAGATGCCATGTTGGACACAAAAGGTGTGTCATAGTGGTGACTATGGATAAGAAGAAGATTGGAGATCATTCATTCAGTGTGGCAGGTATCAAAGACTTCAGTGAGTCATCTGAGGAAACTAACTTCCTTCGTGGATTGTTCAAACTCTTCCTGAAGGAAGATGAGGATTCACAACTCCTGTACCAGGAAAATCTGTACGATCGTGAAGAAGAAAAGCCTAAACTTGATCTGAAAAAGGAGATAAAGGAAACGCATGCAGCGCTACACAACCTGTTTGATCTCATTGATTCAGAATCCAGTGAGGAAGATGAAGCACCACCAAAGTATCAGGAAGTGCCTGATGAGGAAGAAGAGGGTGATGAAGATGAGCTTACACCGCTCATTGGACAGTATCATAATTTTGATCCTGTCGAAGGTTTAATCCTTCATGACTTTGAGACATTCCATCTTGGTTAATAAATATATATTATTGTAAATTAAAATGGAGACCATTATTTTAGCAATACTTCAGAGTCTATCTTCTGTTTTTCAGAAGAATCTACACTACGCCATTGATATTTTTGGCGGGATGTATATTGTGAAATCACTCCCTAAAGATGCTAAGGTGATTGATTCACCAATTCCGATTAGTTTGTATAAAGTAGAACAGTATAGTCTACCAGTTATGTATTTTCCGGAATATTTTGTCGCTCAGAACCTTTCTGATGACAATCCCAAAACATTTCAACAGTTTCAGAATATTTTGAATATTCACGATTATATCGTGACCCACGAAACGATTAATAATCAAAAGGTCATTTCTTTGACCAAATGAAAGGAGCAATTAGATTTATTTATTTATAGTACTAGCAGTTCTAAACTAGTAGGTTTTAAAATTTTGCCACTTC